GGACTACAATTCCAGGGTGGCTTACAGGGAACAGGACACTGAGCAATGAAAATCAAGCGTGACGCCTTCCTCTACTACGATGGCTACCAGATTAACTTTGCCCAGTGCGGATCGTGCTGGCTATTCAACCGGCGCGAAGAAAGGTGCGCTGTGCTTCCCAGCGTTGATGAAGTCCTACGCACCGACTCGTGTGGTTACTGGGGCGCTGGTGAATACGACTGGAACCTCCGCAGCATGGAGCTACCACGCTTCAAGCCAGAGGAGGTTGGCTTTGTCAGGCGCCAAGTGCGCTGTGAGAACTGTGCCCACTTCGACGCTGAACGGAGGGTCTGCTACCTCTATGAGACCCTCAACAAGGACCAACCAGACCTGTTCGATCTCGACACCAAGGTAGTGCCGGGAGGCTGCTGCAATGCCCAAGTACCCAAAGTCTGAACAAGACCCCCATGATTGGAGAGAGCAGCACAACGGCAACACCTACGTGCGCCTCCGTTGCACGAAGTGTGGGGCCATCGGCTTCAAGAATACCCACACTGGCATAATCACCACCTTTGCCGATGGATGCAAGAAATGAAGATCATCGATACAGCCGAGGCCCGCCCAGCAGACTTCACCCCAATGCAAAGGGAATGGGTCTACAACGGCATCGACGCCGCCATCACAGGGGAGATCCTCAGTGTACTGCTCCCACAATTGGACGATCACACCTCAGCTACTTATGACTTCTCCAGGGACCTACAAGGTCCAGTGCTTGAAATGCGGCTACGTGGCGTGCGAGTGGACAAAGCGCGACGGGCGGCTGTGGTTGACGAACTATACGACGCCCTCGACCAACTCGAAACGCAACTCGAAACGATCGTCCTCGACGGGGTCGGGCTCCAAAGCTTCAACTGGAAGTCGCCGAAAGACAAAGCGACGCTCTTCTACAAAGCGCTCGGCATCCCAGTCGTCCGCCGAGGCGGGCGCCCGACAACGGACATCGGAGCGCTCGAGAAGATCCAAGCTAATTACTTCGTTGCTCGCCAATGCTGCGCGCACCTCCTAGCAATGGGCGAACTTAAGAAGAAAATCGAGGTGCTTAAGACGGAGATAGATCCAGATGGCCGTATTCGCACTAGTTACAATATTGCTGGTACTTCTACTGGTCGCTTTAGCAGCAGCTTCAGTGAGTTTGGTACTGGCGGGAACCTCCAGAATATCGAGGAGTCACTCAGATCAATCTTCGTCGCAGACGAAGGAATGAAGCTAGCTAAGTTCGACGCCAAGTCAGGAGAGAGCTATGTCGTCGGCGCGCTCGAATGGAACCTCTTCGAGGATGGACGCTATCTGGACGCATGCGAGTCAGGCGACCCTCATACTGCCACAGCCCGTATATGTTGGCCGAAGCTACCTTGGACAGGCGATCTCAGCAAAGATAAGGCGGTCGCAGAAAGGAAATATTATCGGCATCACTCTTACCGTGACATGTGCAAGAAGCTCGGGCACGGTTCGAATTACGGGGGCAAACCTCCTTTCCTATCGACCAATGCGAAAGTTCCTATCAGCATCGTCACGGACTTCCAGCAGAAGTACTTCCGCATCTACCCGGCCCACCGACGATGGCAAGCTAGTGTGGAAGAACGCCTCAGGAGAGACGGTTACATTATCAATCTTACAGGGCGAAAACGCTGGTTCTTTGGGCGCCGAACTGACGACGGCACGCTCAGGGAAGCGATCGCCTTCGACCCACAAGGTTCTCTTGTCGACATCGTTAATCGAGGCCTTATGCAAGTTTGGCGCTCGGGCGTGGCACGGCCCTATCTCCACGACCACGACGCCATCACGTTCCAGTATCCAGAGGAACAAGAAGCGGAAATCATCCCGAAAATAATCAAGCTACTAGAGATACCGATACCACTCACAGAAGGGAGATGGCTACGCATACCCTACGACTGTGTCGTGGGCTGGAATAGAGGAAAGCACAGCGACGACAACCCCGATGGATTGCGCAATTACGTTCTGGGAGATGGAGGCCGTCGTCGCACGCCCAAGGTAGATCTTTTAGATCAACGGTGGTAGTATGAAACTTAACGGGTCTGGCGCCAGGAAGCTAGGTTCCTGGATAGAGGCCTTCGTCGCCGACACCGAGAATACCGAGGCCCCTATTATCTACAGACAATGGTCGGCCATAGCAACCATTGGAGCCGTATTGGAGCAGAAGGTATGGCTACAAACATCAAGCACGCTCTACCCCAACTTGTATGTCTTTCTGGTTGGTCATCCCGGTGTTGGAAAGACTCGCTCTATCAGGGCAGCCAGAAATTACGCATTCGAGATACCAGAGTTCCACCTTGCCCCAACCTCGGTTACTGCTGCGAGTTTGGTGGACGCCCTCGTGGATTTGAAGAGGACGATTATCCAACCGGGACTGGAGGCACTTGAATACAATACGATGATGGTGACCTCGGATGAACTTGGCACCTTCATGGCCAAGTACGAGGATGACTTCGTCGCTCTACTGTGCGCCTTCTACGACGTCGATCAGTATAGCCAATGGCGACGGGGCAAGGAACTGAAGATCAAGATCAGGCGCCCGCAGATCTCCATGCTCTGTGGCAGCACCCCATCCAACCTAATGCGGTTCGTCCCAGAGTCCGCTTGGGACGGCGGCTTCATGTCTCGGACGTTCCTAATCTGGTCTGACGATAAGACCATGGTAAACATATTCGAGTCCAAGCCGGGAGGCATTGACCAAAGGTTGGTCCACGATCTTCGGCTGATCAATATGCTAGGCGGGCAGTTCAATGCAACCAAGGACTTCCAAGACCTGTACCAAGCTTGGAGAGAAGCAGACTGTCACCCAGCGCCCCAGCACCCTAAGCTAGCGCATTACAATTCCCGCCGCTCCGCGCATTTGCTGAAGCTGGCAATGATCTCAGCGGTAGATAAGGACGCAGGGTTACTGCTCACACGAGCCGACTTTGACCGTGCCTATGCTTGGTTAACCGCCGCCGAGAACCTAATGCCTGACGTGTTCAAGGCGGGCGCTTCTAGTATGGACGCTCATGCTATGGACGAGATCGTCCACTTCATTGTGACCATGGACAAGGGCAAGGGGGTGCACGAGCAGGTAATCAATCGCTTTGCAATGCAACACCTACCGCTGAACACCATACCCAAGCTAATCGCTCTAATGGTCGGAGCGGGAATGATTAGGCAAAGAGCATTTGATAAGTCAATTGGTCAAGGCTGGTACAGCGTTATCGGCGGCGCCTCGGCTCCTGCGCCTCGAACCCCGCCCACTCAGGCATGAGCCAATCCAGTGGCCCGTGCTTCGCAACGTCGCCCTTAGTAATTAGTCGCGTCCATTCCTTGATGCCCTCTGGGCTCTGTTGTTCATTGTAAACGTCTATAAGGCCCTTGACGAAGTTGGCCTCCGTCTCGTTGGTCCACCCCTTCGTTATGGCGATCCCACTTATGACATCCTTTACAAGCTTCCCAGCGTTCTCCTCAGTTATGCCATCCTCAGAGACCTTCGCCACGTCGTTCATCAATTCCTTGACGCGCTGACCACCAACTGGGATTATCCCCATCGTCGGATCTTGGTGCCATATCAGCGCATGCACTATGTCGCGCACTATCGGGATGCCTGAGCTAAACTCAGATGCAATCATCTTGCTGCCCCACCACCAGTACGACTCGTCCTCGTCCGTTGGTATCGGCGATGCCATCTCCTCAATAATGGCTGGCGCAATGACAGAGGTCACGAGCAGCATAGCCGCCTTCCTAGCGTGCGTATACGCCATGCTCCTGTCTACCTGCCCCATCAGTTGAGGGTTCACTGCTATCTTATAGGCATCCTTTGCCCGCCACGCCGCCTCGTACTGCCTATTGAACATGGTGCTGAAGAAGTTGTACAGCGATGTCATACCACGCACGGTCGCCGAACTGGAGATCATGATCTCTGGCTTGGCAGTCAGCGCCGTTGAACCGTGCGCCCGTTGCACTGCCCAATCCGCAAGGTACACCGCCCGCTGATGCCCAACCTTTCCCACCTGCGCTGCGTACTCAGCATTCCACGTAGGTATCGCCGATGCCAAGTCTATCTTCGACACGGCCCACGACCCAGCCTCCATCATCCTTGCCCTGAATGTAGGCTTGCCAATCACCTCGTCGTGCTGCCCCATTAGATTATCGCGCTTAGCGGCGACGCGCGATTGGAGCAGCGTAGAATTGTCCATTGCAAACTTCGAGTTGTTTACGTTGGGGTCAAAGTCTCCAGCCAGCAACCTCATCTGCTGGGCCTTATTCCTCAGAACCGCCCTAGCATATGGGCCGGGCCCCACTTGCCCCAAGCTATTAACCGCCGCTGACAGACCGTGCTTGACCACGGTGCTGGCAGCCATGCCAATCAGATCCGCCACTAGGTTCTGGCGCAGCCCCTCAAAGAAAGTGTCCACCATCTGCCAAGTCTTATTCTCAAGGTGCTTTGGCTTGGTTAGCCGTTCAAGGTAGGGCACCAGTAGATCCTTGGCCGGTGTGCCCATATGGTTCTGCATGAGGTTCTGGAACTCCCCGTCCATGAAGAACTTGCTGGCCTCGATTACAAACGGCCTGTACGCTAGGTTCTTTGCACGTCTGGTTAGCTCCATTGGAAGCAGGTCAATGTTGAAGTCAACTGGATACTTGGCGCCGGTTCGCTTATTGTAGTACCCCGGCGGTGTCGTTGCCTGCGTGTTGCCACGCTCAAATAGATCCGGTGCCTCTGTGGCAAACCGATGATCTTTATTCAGTGGCGCATACCAACCGTCGACGGTCTTTGAGAAGCCATCCCTGCCCTCAATCTGCATCGGCGTAAGATCCACCTCGTGGTAGGGCATGAAGCCCATGTCACGTTCCATCTTGGCTTCACGCTTAGCAACCTCCTTGAATATATCCCCCGCCTTCTGAACCCATTCCCAGTCCTTCTCCGTGGCATTTCTAGCAACGAAGTCCTTAATCTGGGAGGCAAAGCCATTTGCGTCCATGCCCTTCGGCAACCAGCCCTGCACCACCTTGTTGAAGTTGCTTGGGTTGCCAAAGTGCATCATGAGGCCGAGCAGCGTCTTACGGGTGAAGGGGATCCTGATGCCATATGAATTGATGAACGGATGATTTGCAATTTGCTGCCTGAGGTAACGAGCCTTCATCTTCGGCAGCTGCTCGTACATCTTGCCGAACTCTTTCTTGAATAGGATCTCGTTGTGCCCAGCCAGCATACTGGTCCTGTTAAACATCCTTGAGAATATCCCAAGGGGATCACCAGCATCCATCCTGCTAAAGACAGACTGCAATTGGAGCAGCCCACCAGTCAGAGTGTCGAACCCCTCCTTGGTTCGATCCCAAGCCCGGCTGAGGTCGCGCATCGACACAGGACCCAGCCTAGCCAGCTGATCCTTAAACAGGTCCATAGCCGTCTCTTTAACCATCACCTCATTGCCGAACCGGGCAACGCCATCGGTGCGCCCAGCCTCGGCCAAGTTGTTTAGGAACGAGTGCAGCGCGTCGAACTCGTCCATGGACAGCTTCTCTAATGGGTGCTGCGCTCCATCGACCAGAAAGTCTGGGGGCCGTATATTCAGCCCTGTCTTTTTGTTGAGCGCCTCAGTGAAGCTAACAATGTCTCCCTGAGGCTGCGCCGCCAACTCCCTTGCAAGGTCCTGTGGACTACGGCTGATCTCAATGCCCACTTTGTCCATTGCAGAGTGCATGATATTCAGGAACTCGTTGGGGAAGGTCCTACTGTGTGTCTTGCCCTTGCTATCCTGTACCGAGATCTTGACATCGCGCTTGCTGAACCTGTCGGTAATCCGATCGAATGCTACGCGCCGCCGCTCGTACGCCTGAACTATCTTGGAACCACGCAGGGCTCGGTACTGTACCTGCATGAACTTGATGGCCTTAGCTGGCATCTGCTTGGTTAGCAGCTGCTCGACCATCTGCCCTGCCCGCCCAGCACGGTTAACCCATGTGCGGCTATCGAGGTTCTCGAGTGCCTCGGCCCTCAGAGCCCTGTTCACGCTTGCGTCGATGGCCTTCTGGTCAACGGGTATCTGCATCCCCGCTTCCTCAGCGGCGCGGAGGGTATCCTCGTGGAACAACTCTAGGGTGCCCTCGCTAAATGCAAGATCGTTAATGTCGCGTAGTACCTCCTCAGCCTGATCGCCATACTTCTCCTTCATCAACCTATCAGTAACCACATCGGTCATCCGATAGAGGTACTTGCCCATAGTCATGCCAGTGAGCGCCTTCGCTTGGTGCAATGCCCGAAGCGCCCCGACCATCTCATCCCCACTCCCAAACCCAAACACGCCAGCTATGTCATCTGGATGAATGCCCTCACCATCGGAGACGATCTCCTTCAGTTCCTTTGCTGCCTCCGGGTCTAGGTATCTCTTATCCAGCTTCTGCGTCTGTCGAAGCGCTCGATCGGCCTCAACAGCTGGCTGGTTCTGTATGTTGCGCTCGACGCCCTGCCGCATATTGGCGCGGTTTTCTTTCCACTCAGCCTTGGACTCTCTTACCTTCTGCGCGGCAACGGACTTAGCCTTGGCCTCGCCCCTAGCCTGCCGATCCTCCTTGATCCACTTCATCAGCCGCTTGAACTGATCCACCGTCCGGCCCAACCTGCTGGCCTTATCGAATATCTCCTTCTCGGACATTCTCGTGACATCCAGTTCAAGCTGCTTGCCCTTCTCAGCCTCAAACTGTTTCTCCCTGCGGCGGATCTTCGGCGGCTCGCCGGTGACAACTTCCCCCGTGGGCGGAAATATCTCTGCTCCTGTGGGCTCCTCGGGCGGCGCCTCTGCTGGTGGCAGGCCAAGCCGTTCCTCATTCGTCGGCAACCCAGCGGCCTTGCGCATCACGTCAATCTCGTCGGCGACCTGCTGCACCTCCGGCATGTCCTTGGCTTCATTCCTAGTCAGCCCGCCGGGGCGAGCCCGTACATCCTCCCTTAGGAAGTCCCTAACCTCTGGCTTTATTCTGGAGATCCAGTCGCCGAGGGAGATCTGTATCTCGCCCTTGCCAGACTCCTCAGCCTGCTTTACCCGCTCCCTTAACTCTTCGACAAAGCCCAGCTTGCCATCATCAGGCTTGGGTATCTTCTCATCCAGATCAGGGTACAACTCCCTGATCCGCTCAGTGGCAATGCCAATCGGCCTCGGTGGCCCATGTGCATCGTCAACAAATTGCTGGGCGTACAGGTCCCTATCTCGATCAATGGTATTTGTGCGGTCCGAGGCTCGCTCAGCTTCTTGCAGAGCCTTGGCATCAACCTTAGACTGGAGCTTCTGGGCCTCATCAAGTACTTCATGCACGCCATTCGGCGGAAGCTTCCCAGCCTTGTGGAACCTCATGGCCACGTGCAGGCCAAGGCCACCAGCTGCGCCCAGAGCAAGCGCCAATCCTTCCGTAGTCTCCTTAGGTAAGTAGCCTGCTTCCTCAAGAGGTCTAGTAACGTACTGCCTACCACTGCCATAGAGAGCCAAGAAGCCAGCACTGGCCAGCTTATACATACCCATCCCATACAGCGTCGCTAGAGAGGCTATCACATTGCCGCGCCGCCAAGTGGTCTCGAACCTCTGCGCCTGTGCCTCGGCCGCATCCTCTGATGCAGGCTCACTAGTGATCTTCCCAACGCCGGGGATGTCTATCTCGCCCCCTTTCAGATAGGCATCCTTGACGGCCTTCCGCATCATCTGGAACTGCTCGTCCTCGATCTTCGACTTCCCAAGCCCCATCTTGTAGACGCCCACAAGTGGGTCCCATAGCATCTCCTTCGAGACATCCCATAGGTCGTCTATTAGCCCTTTCTGCTGGAATTTCGTGATACTCTGTGAGGCTGCGTCGAGCCTGCCGTAGTCATCGTTAGAGACCAACGCCGCCAATGGGTGGGAGTCAACGTAGTCGCGCAGGGCGCTATTGCCTTGCAACAGCGCAGTCGTCAGGTTCCTCTTGTAGGACTTATCAGCGTTCTCAAGATCGCTATTAACAATCTGTGGCGGGGTGCCAGTGCTCCGGCTTAATTGCAATGCCCTAAGCCCGTCGTCTGGGTTCCCCTCAGAAGCTAGCGTTGCATGTGATAGAGTGTTCTGATAATCCTCTGTAAGGTAGTCCTCAAAATCGTATACATTACTCATTGGGCGCCAATGCCTCCTGGCTTCCCAGCCTTCGCCTTGCGCTGCGCGTATAGTGCATCAAACTGCGCCCTAGCAAATGCATTGTAGATCTGCTTTTCAGAGGGCTCGTCGCCATCATGTTCAGCAGCCCATTTCTGCTTTATCTTCTCCTGCTCGGCCGTTGGGATCTTATGTTTGTAGATAGGCACCAAGCTCTGTCCGTAGATCCAGCCCTTCTCAACAACGCTCTGGCGTGCTACATCGGGCCCGATCTCGTCGATAACGTCTTTCTGCGTTGGCTGCTTGCCATTGTGCGTCTGTGACCAAGCCTCCATAGCCTCGTGCAAGTTACCACCAAAGACGTCTTGTCTCAGCTTAGCCGCCTTGCTCCCAGGTGTTGGATGCCTGATCTCGTCAGGGACCAGATTGGCACCCGCCATCCACTTATATGCCCTCTGCACGGCTGGGTTGCCCTCGCCCTTCTCTACCTGCTCCTGCAAGGCACGAAAGTGCTTCTTGGAATTAAACGTCAGCTTTGGATTGTTCCAGATGTCCTCGTCAAGGAAGCGCGCTGGGTCCCCATCTAAACCCTTCGCCATCCCAGTTAAGCGCGTGTACTCCTGCTCGTCATCGTGCTTGATCCTCGCAGAGCGCATTGTGTTCACGACCTTCAGTCGCCAAGCCGGATCGGTGTCTGCCAGCCGGTCCCAAGCCTGCCTGAGCCCCTCGACCTGCCCGTCTCTGGCCAGGAGATCCTGCTCGGTGTAGGGCTGGTTCTCTGGATCAACGGCCATTGCTGATATTACTGCATTCTTGTCCTGATTGTTCTGGTCCCTTTGCATCGCCTGAAACTTGTTGTGCTGACCAATGATGGCATTCTCCACCTTGACCAATCCAACATCATCCCCGGGCCTAATCGAGTTGTAATATTGCTGGCCTAGCCGAACCTTCTCCTGCTCCGTCATCGGCTGGTACTTGGTCACCGGCTGGGACTGGCCATCGCGTGGCAACGAGTAGTGGCCGGGGTCCCAATTCTTGATCTTGTTGTGCTCACCAGAGAACTGGTAGCCAAGCTCTTGGGCGGACTCAAACATTAGCTGGTCAATACGGTCAAATGCCTTTCGATCATTCCAGTTAATCTTGCCATTCTCGTCTAGGGGCGCCACGTCCATTGCCAGCCCATGCATATGGTTGGAGTCCAGCGTCTTGCTAAAACCAGCACGGAATAGCATCCGCTGCGTCGCCGCATCCCGTAACCCGCCCTTATCCGTAATGGTAAACCGGAGCCCTTCAGCATAGGCTTTCTTCTGGGCTACTTGGAATATCTGCTGTAGGCGCTCATCCACCCCGTTGAACCGAAGGATCCACTCTGGCCTCATGTATGGCATGAAACCAGAGTTAAGGGCGTGGGCAGCCCTAGCGCCGATTTGCGTCTGCAACCTATCCGTAACCAGCTTGTCGACCTTATCTACGTCCTGCCCAAGGATAAACTGCTTGTTATCATCGAGCATCTTCATAGCCTTCTCGGGTTCCTTGGCAGATATACCCTTGATGCGCGTGGACCACAGGTCACTTACAGCAGCGGCCATGTCGTGCTTACGGTTCTAACTGGCTGGCGGTTCACCTGCAAGATCGCTACTCTCATTGACGATCTTAGCCGCCTCAGTATTGGCCTCGGCCCACAGGCCCTCGTCATCTGGGTTCTGTAATAGCCGGTTCTTGTAGCTCTCAAATCTGTTGGTGAGCGTGGAGATCTGCCACTTCTTGTTCTCGGCCGCAGCATGGGTGCCACCAGCAAAGATGCTACTGCGCATGGCCGAGGCTGTCTGCCCATCCACCATCCGCCGCACAGCTGGGTTGCTGGCCCTATTCTTGGCGTCGTCGTATACGCCCTTAACAGCGTTCTGGTAGTCAGGGAGCCCCTGCGCAGCCGCATGGCCCTGCTTGTTGCCGTAGCCCACGCGCAGGTTGGATAGTTGAAGCTCGGCGTCGTTGGTGATCTCCCTAGCCTCGGCCTCATTATCCAACTGCTTCATAGCCACGGCGCGGCTGAACAACTCGTTACCGGCGCCCTCGATCAGGTTACCGGAGTGCGCAATGGCATTGGCTATGTTGGTGCCGAATGCATCCTCTGGTGCCCTAACACTGTAGCCAGTAGCGCCGCTACCAGCTATCGGGGCCTCAGTCGACCAAGGTTGATAAGGTATCTTTGCCATTATCCTGTATCCCATACCCCAGCAGACTCACCAGCCTGCCACTTGCTTGCCACAGAGCCAGCTGTACCCAGTAGAGAACCCACTGCGCTTATCATTCCAGCTGTGCGGCTGGTCTTAGCGGCATACTGATCCAGTGTGGCCTCTGCATCCTTCGCCGCAGCATCAACCTCATACCCGTAGGCTATCTTCGCCGCATTCGACCGAATGATACTTTGGTCTTGCTGCGCAACCTTAAACATGCCCTCGCGCACCTGCGTGGCAGAGCCCGAGTTCACGTCCAACCCTGAGGCACCCTGATCCGCTCGGGCCTGCCCAATCTGGAACCGGGACTTCATTCCAGACTGTTGGGCTTTGACCTCTCCAGAATACATAGCGTACTGTGCATTCTGTCGGTCCACGGCAGCGTTCATCTGGGCAATGCCAGCCTGATAATCGTACATCGCCCCCTTTGTCTGGCCACCGAACCAGCTACCAAAAGCGTTTACAGCGCCACCTAGCACTGTTGCGCCGATGCCAACCATTGCCATAGGGGCTGCCATTAGTGGTGCCTCCTCCTAAAGCTTTCCCTTGTGATCCGAAATGGGACTAACTCAACTCCAGACGGGTACTCGAAATCCGCGCCTAGCCACTTCATCCAGCGCAGAGCCTTCTCATCCTTGATGCTGGTCTCGCCGACTATCTGATTGTAGTTCTCTAGAACCGCCTCAATCACTACCTGTGAATGCCGAACGAAAATGAACTTGTGCTCGTTAACCAAGTCCGTAGTCAGTAGCCACATGTGCGCACGGTCAGAGAGCAGCGTCGGAGTAATCAAACCGTACACACAGGCGACCTTGCCATCAGCGTAGCCCACGAACGTGCACCTAGACCCACTGACAAACTTGGCCATGATCTCCATTGCATTCGGTGTATCGGCGAATGCGCTACGGCTGACCACCTCTCCGTAGTCCACGTTCACGTCCTGCGCGGGTATAATGCTAATGTTCATCTGCCGCGCAACCCCGCATTATCTCCAATGTCGATCTCTGGGATGATCCCCAGCACAGTTGCTGGAAGGGGGTTGTCCTGCTCCAGACAGATCTGCCCCTCAACATCCCACTGAGGATCGGTCCGGACATACTCGTCGCCGGTTACAAGCTCGATGGTCGAGCCTAGGGTCTGGCTCTGCTTGAACTCCTTAATTGGCGTCATCAAGATAAAGCTCTGGCCGTATATAAGTCCGCGCGTTTCGCGCACACGGATGGTCATCGCATTGTAGCTCTTGCGCTTGCCCTGTATGCTATCTAGTTCGTTGGTCAGATCCATGTACATCGTCTGCAACTGGCAGACGTACTGGATCCCCACGGTGATCTTGGAGGCTGGCTGCGATAGTGTGATCTGGCCGCCGACCACTTGCTGCGGAGTGATGACGTCCCCGTCGGCAAGGATCTGTACCGTCTGGCCCTCGAGGTAGTCGAGGCCAAGGACCCTAGTGATCTTTGTCCAGATAGACCAGTTACCGGCCGTCACTGGCAACGGCGTATTGTTTGGATCATCTGGTGTAAGCTGCGTCGGCAGCCGATCATAGGTTGCCTGTACCTGCAACGCTGAGATAAAGTTGGTAATGGTAGCAACGCCGCCGTCGGCTCTGATAACCTTCCCCACCATAGTAGGGTCGAACACAGCGGCATCGGCCTTGAATGTGGCTGTGCCGATGGGCTTATCAATGGTCAGGTTCGCCTGAGGGAACGAGCCAGCCGTCTGGCTGCCAAAGTCAACTGACCAAGCGTCCTCTGCCCCATATGGGAAGGTGCGATCCGCCATCCGCTCAACATAATCTAAGATCTGTCCATTGATCACACGGCGCACGACGAAGTACGGTGCATCCAGCGTGTTCTCGAGCACAGAGCAAACCGACTTGAACGCCCCCAGCGTATCGTGTCGGCACCAGCCCAGCATCTCCTGCTCCTTAACGTAAGTCAGCGATAGCAGCTGTCCATCAGAGCGCACAGCCCACACAACTCGGAACGGCTCATCGGCATAGGTCCATTGAATAATTGGCGTTCCGAAGAACAGGTGATTGGATAAGATAGAGGCGTCGACTCCTTGATAGATGTTATTGTAGATACTGTAGGACAGGTCACGCACGGTGCCACTTCGTTGCACAAACAGCACATCAATCCCAATAACAAGGGGTGGTACATCGCTTGCTCCGTAGTAGGCCTGTGGCGTGGCAACGGCATTGGTCGGTGTAACAGCTGTCGACGAGCCGAACTGGCCAGCCGACAGCTGCCACGTTCCCCGCGCAGTACCAATCAGTAATCCCCCGGGCATCGGCACCATCCACTTGATCTGGTTCACTTGCAGTGAAACCAGTGTTCCCGTAATGGCGTCGTCCTCCTGTATAGGATCGGATATATTGAAGTTATTATAGAAGCCGGGCTGGCTTCCCCAGAAGGTTTGGGGAAACTGGTTGGATCCTCCGTAGTACAGCCGCTGCTGGAAGAAGCAAGCTGTGCCGGGATTGTTACCTCCAGCAAATGGGTTCTGCACAATAGGTGGTGATGTGACAAAGTCAGGTACTATGTTGGTGTCGTCGAAGGTAGTAGCATTAGTACTGCCGATGAACCCGTAGGATGCACCGACAGGGATAGTTCCGGAGTAGCTGGGCTCCGCTTTGTAAACGTTGTAGGAGGCTGCGCCACCGGCGGGCGCTGTCCAGCTAATTCGAATAGTTCCAGCTGTTGTTCCAATGTTAACTGAGGTGCAGTTGGCTGGGGCACTGGCTATTCCTTCCTGATTTTGGCTATCTGACGCTGTGACGATATACGAGAAGTTGGCGGTCCCACCTGTACTCGGCACGGCGGTCACGCTTGTAGGGGTCCCCACGGTTGTACCGAAAGGGATAGTGGCAAAGGTCCAGTTTGTAGGCGAGTTAAAGGTCAGCGTAGTCGGCGGATAGCTCGGATGAGTGAGGTACATGGTGTTGCTGATCTGCACGTACTTCAACAGGGGCAGATCAGCAACAGCATATGGGGATGAGAACTTGTACACTCTGCCGATTGTGCCACCAGCAGAGTACGTCCCATAGCCTAGCGAGTTGATCAACGCTCCATTCTGCACACTGACAAACGACAACGGGCTAGTCGAGGAGACTTGGAAGAACCGGCCGTTAACCTCGGGCATCCCCACGACGCCGTTGACGAATACCCAGTCCCCAACGGCAAAGTTGTTGCCGAGGGCCGTTATCGACATTGGGTTACCATTCGTAATCCCAGTGATAGTGAATGGGGTCTCGAGCACCGACGCCCCAAACGAGGTCGGCCGGACATAGTGGTCACCGAACTCCAGCACGTATGGGGTCAGCACGCTGGTCTGGAACGGGATGACCCTAGCGCCCAGACTGAGGCACTGCACCACGAACTTGGTGCCTTGCCTAGTGCTAGTCCCTGACCGATAATCGACGAAGAAGTTCCTCATCCGGGCGCAGCCAGTTCGATACTGCTTTAGATCGACCCGAGCGAGTAGGGACGGTGACAACTCGCCATGCGCAAAGCTGGCTTGGATAATATTGTGTGACATCAGTACATCGTAAGCATGTTGCCCCAATCAAACTGGGCGGGGGTCCAACCATAGTCATTCGGGAAGTCGATGCCCCGGATACGGATCCAGTCAGGCGTGACATCATTCACTGTAAGGCCCTCGTTGCCATCCGCCTGTCGGGCAAGGATGATGTATTGGTTGGCCTCCTTGACTTTCTCGTTCGCAAGTTCCTTGAGGCCGTTGAGAGCCCACACTAGCCTTGCCGCCAGCGCAGCCACCCATGCCTGAACGAACAGCCCATCCATTACATTGGGGTCAAGGATCTGTTTCACGTAGGCCAAGATCGCTTGTTCTTGGTTAGTCAGGATCACCTTCATATCGGCGCCGCCCACCGCTGGGACGCCGTTTAGGATCTGGTCTATCGCTACCTTGAACCGGACAGGGGGTCCATTCCAGTACTGAGGGGCTCCTCCAGTAACGGCCGTGGTAATAGGAACCCCCGACGCAAAGCCAGTCGTAAACTGTGGGACGATCCACAGTGGCCGAAGGCAGTCGGGTGGGTAAGCGTACTCGTAGGTCCACGGCGGGGCCGGTGTCCCTTTTTGCCATGTGTTTGTTCCAGCCGTGGGGTTCTCAGGAGTCCCCGGCGCTGCACAGATGAGCGTCAGGGAATTGAAGTTAGTTGAGCAGTTCCATGGAGCCATGCGCAACAACTCGTCACGCACAGGCTCGATGGCGATAGAGACTTGCCTCGCCTCTGGAGAGTTCTCGTTCAGCGAGGCAATGGTTGTGCGTGTGCCAATCGCCTGTAAGGCGCGATTGGCAACTTCGATCATTGTGGTCATGGTGGTCCTATCAGTGTATAGGGTGGAGAACCCGGACCTAGAACTTGAGTAGACGTCGACGGGTACACGACCCAGTTGAGGTCGGTGGAGTCCGTGAAGAACAGCCACGCTACCACTGGGTCAGTCCCTGCGCCTCCCCAATCCACCATCCAGCCATGCGCAGCCTGAACCGCCGCCCAGAACTTCGGCGGGTTAGCTGGCTCAGGACTGGGATCCATCCGAGTGCCGGGTTCCTCCGATGCCTGGGCTTCCACTTGTTGAGGCTCCGCTTCCATGGCTACCCTGTGATCCTGCCTTGTGGACGGTTGCGTTTGCACCGGGGCCGTGGCCCATGTTCTTGATGCCGGTGGGTGGGCTATATGGTAGTGGCTTAGCGGACGTGACGCCGCCGGGTAGGCTCTTTGGACCGACTGTGCGCTCCGGCCCGTACTCGCTTAGAATGGGTCTCGCCATTAGATTCTCCTTGCACTTGCATGGGCTGGTTCGACGTCGTCAGGGGCGGTGGATGCTGCTGCTTTTTTTTCCTCGGCCGCTTGGGCCGCCCTCGCCTCAGCCAACTGCTTGGCCTTCTCCTCCGCTTCCTTCTTCCGTTTCTCCTCAAGTTGCTTGAGGGCCTCCTTGTTGGCCTCGATAAGCTCGTCGTTGGCAAGGCCCAGTATGCCATTGAGTGCTGGCCACTTAGTTGCCAGTTCTGCTACCTGCAACAGCGTGGCGATACGTTCCAGTGTGATAGCCATTAGTGCCTTCCTTGTGATCCAGAGTGATGTTGCGTGGTCTTGCATTCTGGCGCTGCTAGGGTCTGCCCCTGTTGCAGAGATTCCGTCTTGTAGGGAATGTCTCCCTTCTCCATGACGTGGTTGCCCTGCATCTGCCCCATCTGCGCCACGTAGGTGGGGTTTATCGACTTCGAGATAGGTTCGACATGGTGGCCCGACTGGACCGTCTTAGCGCTACCTTGTTTCATCTAAGGACTCCTTTAAAGTGCTCGATACGTCTGGTGTGGTCCCACTTAGCGAATGGGTCCTTCGCCATCTCTGCCCGGACCTTGGCAAAGGTGCCGCCTTCCTGATGAGCTTCGTTCAACAGTTGCCGGAACCGATCATCGCACCGCTCCAGTTCCCTATTGATCCAATTCGGTATCGGAAGCCCACGCTGTTCGTACATGTACGTTATGTCATGGATGTCATGCATATACATCGTGAACCGGCGCATCTTCTCGTTGACTTCGGACTCGGCCTCGGTGATGTAGAAGATAACCTTGCCAACCAGTTCACGAATGGTCTTTAACTCCCGACGAACATCGTAGAGTGCTTGTAGGCCGGGATCGTCAGTATCCTCCATTGCTCATAGCTCCTTGTGGGTTCATAGGTGGTGGCGCAGGTTCTTGAGGATTGGCCTGCTTCTTCTTCTTCTTGCGTAGGATGCCAGTCTTGGCATCAGCCGCATTGAACTCTTTCGCTACCCCTTGGGGTATACCTGCCGTCGACTTAGACGGGTCATGGGCGGCTATAGCCATTGCTATGGCCTGCTTGCGTGTTGTGCTGGGCATTGTTACCTCACACGTTAAGATCGAATCCTTTGATGAAGATCCCGGAGCCTACTCCGGCGTTACTTGCATAGAACACCGGCCCTGTACCAAGGAAGGTTCCAAGCATCGAAGCTGGGCTGCTACTACCTAGGCCAGAACCAGCAGTTCGGCTGCCACCGAACATCATTGGCGGCGGGTTAGTTGTAGAGCTACTGGCGCCGTAGTTCCCACTAGGCGCGGCCATTATATTAACGCCTAGGTCTATCGATGGGGCAAGCAGTACCACGTCGTACGACGCTGCATTCGATGGGACCATGCCGGTCAGCGCAGTTGAGACCCAGGTCGGTGTGGCGGGGGCACCTTGATTCCCAGTCATTGTAGCCGCTGTGGGCAACCCTGTGGTTGCACCGACGCCGGGCAGGTACTCAACCCGGCGCAACCGCTGCCTAGTACCCATCAAATTCGTCGTGGCCGGGGCGGTCTTCAATACGCCGAGTAGCGCCCCTGCGTTGTACGTCGCTGGAAGGTTTGCCTTCAGCGCCGTGAAGGTTGACGCAAGGGACATGATCCACGTCGACGTGCCCGATAGGGTACCGTAGATAACCCACACATTATAGAACGTATTGACAGCCAGCGGCCCAACGTCGATGCCACCGGGGCCAATGGTGGCTGTGTTAATGCCGCCGGTTGGAGTCGTCGTGAAGTAGTTCTGCCCATCGCTCACAACAACAGAGCCGACGGATGCGGTCGCCGTTGTGTTGCTAGTGACGTCGATGGACAGTCCACCGGAGTACGATCCAACCGGCGGTGCCGTCGCCTGTGCCCCTCGTGATAGTTCCAGATACCAAGTAGCGTTCGTCGCCGCGTCCGTGCTGATGAACGCCGAGGAGCCAACAGCCGCTACGATACTCTGACCGCTCGGTAGATTCTCGAACTGGTCACCAGCGTCGATGGCAACAGTTACTGGGCCGGTTGACTGTGGCAGCACTTCTAGCCAGAACCCAAACCCATTGAAGTACGCCGTACTGGCCTTGCTTAGCGTCACCGTTAGTGGGCCAGTGGCCTTGAACCTTTGAAGGTAGTTGCCTATGACGACGGCGGCTGGCCCACCAACCTTATTGATGGCAAAGATTACCCTGACGTTGCTGGCGCCATCATCTTGTAGGCCACCACCAATGCCCTCAGTGACTATTGTGCCAAGGCCCAGTGCTGTGCGCGCAGCTGGGATAGTGGCAGCCCCAACGACCGGCACCATTGCCGAGGATATGAAGCCGGTCGCTGGGAGCACCCCTGTTGCGACATTACCCTGGCTGTCGAACAGGAGTGCAGAGCTAGCACGAGCCGACGCTGATGGCAGGGTGTAGTTGATCCCAGCTGGATCTGTCGACGGCGCCATGATGTTGCGCCCAGCTGCATTGATTAGCTGCTGGGTTAGCATCGTCAAATAGTCGAATACCTGCTCCACAACCGTTGGCCATAGCGTACCTTGGGCCTGTAGCGACACCGTCTGTGTATCAGGCAGAATACGGGTGATGGTAATGAAGTTGCCTACCGCCAGTGGCACCCCAAGTGGGGCGTAGGTGACCACGCCGCCCACACTGGTTGGATTGGGCGACACTGGCGGCAGTATCTGCAACTGGTACTGGGTATTGCCCGGACCGAAGTTGATGGTGGTCGATAGCCCAGACGGATTGACAACCACCACCGTCAGCAACGCCGCAGCTTGGCTCGCCGTTAACCCAGCCGGGAAGGCAAAGTTAAAGCCAAACGCCGTGGTTGCACCATCGCCTTGGAATGTAATCTTGTTAATGGTGGTTGCGACGGTCATGGAACTAGTCCCTTGGGTAGTTGGGGAACAGGTACACCAAGATAGGTGTTATGATGCCTAGGATCGTGACTAGCGTACCCTCAGTAACCCCTAAGTTGAAGCCGGTCCAAGTCTCAACGATGATAAGTGCGCTCATGATGAACGCTAC